CATCTTCGAACTGAACGAACGAGAATTGGCAGAGCGAGCTAGTTTGCGTCAGTGGCGTATCGAAGGGAGTCTTGGCACTGTTGACCGGGTATTTAGCCGGGTTGCTGCGATCCTTACTGAGGATCTTTTCTTTGGTGGTAAACGAATCGATCCGAAAGACTGGTATCCATGTTGCAGGATCTGGATTTTGCTCTTGGTTCTGCTTTTGTTCTTCCGAGCCTGTTTGGAATCGAGCCGTCACGTTCCAATACAAGGCGTGTTTTTCTTCTCGCTCGCATGAAACCTCATCGCAAACAAGATTTAATTGACCGTAAAGCAATCCGGCTCGAGGCAGTCCAGGAGTGTTGTAAAGCACATCAAAGCGGTTGCTTGTAACCTGATCGGTCTTTACCCGGTAGTTCCAAGTCTCACCAAAGATCAGTTGAAACCCTTGGCCCTTGCGACAAAAACCGGATCCTTTGCGAAGCTCTGCACCAACTAATTCATTTGCCATGTGTTACCTCGCAAATCGCACTGACGGAGCGTTCGCAGCAAGTTCGTTTGCCTTTTTAGCCTCAGCAAGCAATTGCTCTTGCATCTTCTTTTGCTCTGCTTTCTCTTTGGCCTGAAGGTTTTCACGCTGGACGAACTGAAACGCTTCTTTGGTGCCTGCCTTGAGCGCAGGAGCGATATCTTTAGCGATATCCTCCTTCGATTGGAATCTTTCAGCCGCTCGCATTGAAAGAGCGTCGAACTGTTGCTGATTGATGCCTTTATCCGGCCCGAGTGCCTTCATTGCTTCCAATCGTTGCAGTTCCTTTTGAAGCTTCTCTTGAGGGCTTGTCATTTCCTCTTTAAGCTTCGCTGCGTCCGCTTCCAATTCTTGAGCCTTGCGAGCCTCATCAACGCGATTCTTAAACAGCATGTACCGCTCGATGTCTTGATCCATCCATCCGGCTCGTTTTTGTTTCGCCTCAAGTGCTGCCTGTTCGCCTAGCGTTAGCTTGTCAAATTCTTCGCGAAGATCCCACATAGCTTTGCCGGTATCTTTGTAGAGCGATGTAGACTTCTCAAGCTCTGACAGTCGAGCCTTTTCGTCGCTAGCACGCTTCGCCGCTGCTTCCGCCATTGCGATTGCTTCCGCATTGGCTTTGGTCTTTGCTTCTGCTTTCATCGCTTCGGCTCTGATCGATGCTGCTGCTGCGTCAAGTTCTGCTTCCTCCTGATCGTCGAGCGAATCTAAAAAGTCATCCAACGCACCTCGACGGCCAGAAAGCAGATTGCTTACCATACCCGTAACACTAATGCTAGAAAGCATCGTCTCGGCTGTCATATTTCGCAGTCCGCTTGTCATCGCCGCAAATCCAGTCGATGCTTTTTCAGTCAGGAACATAAAGTAACCGCCGACTGTTTTTTCGTCGGAAGTCGCACTTGATGCAACATCCTTGAGTAATCCGGTTAGCTGTTGAACGAGCGGTATCAACGCCGTACCTAGCGCGATCGATGCCGATTTAATTTCGGACTCAAGCTTTGCAAACTGACCCGACATCGTGCCTTCAAGTTGTTGATTCATGCCGTAGAATCGACCGCCTTCGCTTGTCGCTGTCTCAAATGCTTTTGCCACCATTTGAGCACTAATCGCACCGTCCTCCATTCGCTTCTTTAGCTCGATCATGCTAACGCCGGTCGTTCGGCTGATTTCCTGCAACGGGTTGAAACCAGCGTTAACCATCTGCAAGACTTCTTGACCCATTAGCCGACCGTTGGCTTGCACTTGACCAAAAGCCAATGCAAGCGATTGAAACTGTTCGGCATTGCCTAAAGAGATCGCAGCGAGCCTGCTAAGTGTTGGGCGCAGTGCATCGGCTTGAACGCCGAATTGAAGCATTGTTTTCCCGGCTCTTGAGAAGTCCGCAAAGTTAATCGGGCTTTCAATGTCGAGTGCTTTGAAGTCATTGAGTAGCTTGGTCGCTTGAGCCGCTGAACCTGTCATGACTCCGAAGGCTACCTTGGTTTGCTCCATTTCAGCAGCAAGCTTGACCGATGTTTTGACCGCCGAAACCGCAGCACTTAGACCAGCGTAAGTCATCGCTAGGTTCTTGATTGAACTGATTGCGGATTGCTGGTTACTGATTGCAGTCTTTTGCTCGTTGACGGCTCTAGTCGTCTGCCCTAGTTGAGCCTGCAAGTTTGCTTGCACTCGTTTGAATTCGTCGGTCGTCATCGACCCGTTTGCAACCTTGATGCGTAGTTGCTCGATCGCTTGCGAATATGTCGCGACGTTCTGAACCGGAATTGATACACCAAGCTTTTTGGAAAGAGTGTCTTGGATTGCAGCGAACCGTTCAGCACTTAAGCCGCCTGCATTGTAGGCTCGCTGAAGTTTCTCCATCTCGGTTGCATATCGATCAAAAGGATCGATTGATTCCTTGGCAAGCCTTGTAATCGATGCCAACTCACCGCGCGTAAACATGCCTCCTTTCTTGAGTTCGTCAACATCCATACCAATCTTGATGTTTGCAATGTTGATCGTTTGAGCCATCGCTTACTTACCTCCAAAACCAAACATTGCCTTAACTTGTCCGGCCATTTCTTTTGCGGTATCCATGCCATCCATCAAGATTGACTTTAGGCTGACTTTTTTTCGAGCGTACCTAGCAGGCATGAACTCCTCGATCTCTGGACAATCCTTGCCGGCTCGAACGAATAGATCCAAGTGCGTTGCGTGTGCCAAGGTCGCTGTCTGTAACCATTGCTCTCCCATTGGCTCAACCTTGTCCCAAGCGACCCACTGATTTAACTGTCCCGCAGGCATCGAGCGAACCCACCGAAGCGGATCCGCAATGCCAAAAGCCAACGCCAGCCGAAAGGCAACCTTTAGCCTTGGGCTGGATCGGATTTTTTTACCAATTCCTCGATCTCTTTGGCATCGTACTTGGACAACGCAAGGCAATCCTCATAAAGCTTGCCGACGATCTGATTTGGCACGCTCTTGAGCCTTTCGGGATCGCTAATGACGCGGTTTCCTTCGATGTCATGCAGGCAATACGAAACTAGAACTCGACGATGCCTAGACCACTCGTACTTCCCGCCGGATTGCATAGCGACTTCCATTTCAGCCGCATCGCCTTCGGACAGTTCGTGCAAAACATATTCCTTGCCGTTGACTAGCACTGGCTTGGTATTCAATGGCCTTTCGACCAAAGCAAAGAATTCATCTTCGATGTTACTCATCTTCCGATTCCTCCTTGCGGATTGCTTCAAGTGCATCCTCGTAGAACTTGCGAGAGTGCTGTTCTGGCCGTTGCACTTCAACCGGATGGCCTTGAACCTGTTCGGCTTGCAATGCGATCGATGCTAGTTCGTCGTCGCTCAACGCATCATGCGGAAACTGGAACAAAGCTTGAATCTGTGCCACCTTGCCGAAAGGCAGATAGCCCACCAAAACACCATTAACGCCGATCTGAAATTGGTTGAGGTCTTTGAGCCGACCGTCAACCGAATATCCTTGTTGCCTAACCAAAGTAAACATGCTCGCTCCTATTAAGCAGCCGTGAAAGTAATGTCGGTTGCACCGTCAAACTGGAGCGTGTAGCTTCCTGTCATGATAGTGCCTTTTTCGAGCGTCGGCGTTTTGACCGACTTAACAAACGCAGTCCCTTGGAACGATCCAGCACCGGGCAAGGTGATCGTGACCGAAATCCCCGCGTAAGGTTCAGACGATGGAATCATCGCTGTGGTAAAAGGGATCGTAGATCCGAGCCAATAGAATTCCACTTCAACTTCGGGATTCTTGCGAAGATCCGAAGGGCGAAGCAATTCAAAACCACCGGCTCCCAGGTCGGTAATATCGAGTTGATCGACCCCGATGGTCATTTCGCCAATTCGTTTTAGCTTGGTAGTAATCAAGCCAGTCCCGGAAATGGTCGCTCCAAGTCCAGTAGTCGGTACAGTCAATGCAGGCATCTTTATGGCTCCCCATAGTGCACCAAGAGGTCGAAGCTAACCAAATACCGATGCTCTTGGTTTCCATCGGTTGGAGTGTCGTTTAGGTATTCGTCGGCACTGTCAAAATCGATTCCTGCAAATGAGTAACCGTCAACAGTACCGCGAAAAAAATCTATTCCTGTTTCTCGAATCGCTTTGCTGATTGAGCTTGCGACCCGTCTTGTAGTTGCGTAGCAATCGAAGGTCACTCGAGCATGAGCCGACTTGGTTACACCGTCAATGGCGTGATCTCGTTCGGTCGATGTCACATAGTAAACGATGGCAGGCAGTTGAGCATTTTGGACAAGTGCATCGGGATACATTCGCTGACCAACCAATGTGGTCACCGTGTTGTAACTCAGCAGCTTCGTCCTCAATGCTTCGCCGATCGCCGACATTACAGCTCCCCGTTGATTACGATGATGTCCCGAGATGCAGCCTCAGCCGAATTGCTGACCACCTTCAGGTATCGAACACCGGCCATAACATCGGTATTGAGTGCCACGAACCGCGATGCCGCAACTGTAACACTGTACTCGGTCGATCCGTTGTAAAGTGCGTAGAAGTTGTTTGCGTCGTCGGAAGCTTGAAAGGTAAACGTAGTGCCTGTCAACGCTGTTGGCGTTCTGAGCGCAAACACCGTCCGACCGCCTTCGAGCGTCAATGAACTTGAAACGGTTCCGCTAGATGCAATGGTTACCTTTGATGTGAGTTGTAGATTTCTAGCCAAGGCGAAGCTCCTTGATTTGCTTTTGTAATTCGTTCATGAAAGCTTGTCCAGCTTGTGATTTCGTAATATCGAAAGCCTTGACGGGTGCTCGATCTTGCACCGGAAAGTCGGCGGTTTGTGCGTCCTTTTTGCGTGTCATATTGTACGGCTTTCCACGTCGGCTGATCCTTGGTATTTGCTGACCTGGCTCGCCCCAAAGGTTGCGGACATACGTTGTGCCTTTTTTGATAGGCATGACGAATTGCTGTTTGTTGCCCTTGTCGAATTTTGCACCAACATAGACAGCCAAACCGTTTCGCATGACCTTATGTCCAAAGTGATCCCGCGAATCATTTTGGAAGGCAGGGTTGTTTTTGTACTTTTTCGACCACTTGAGCCGACTTCCGCCACGAGAGCTTCTAGCTTGCGATTTGCATGCCCTTGCGATCGTTTCGCCAAACGCCCCGAGACACTTACCTAGAGGCCCATTTCGAAGCGTTAGCGGGATCGCATCGACCGCCTTGATGAGCGATTCGTTTATCTCAATGGTTGTTCCCATTACAACACCGCCGCACAAATGATTTCTAGGTATTTCCGAAGTCCATCGACGCGGTTAATGGCTGTGATTCCGTACCGCTCGTTCTCAAAGAGCACGCTCATTTGAGTATTGTAGCCCAATCGGTATCGAACCACGAAAACGGCCCTTGTTCCTGCCTCAAGTTGACGGCCTCGCATGTTCTCAACGCCGCTCGTTGGATTCCATTCGCATGGCTCATTGACGACGTAATTTGACCATGTGATGACAGGTTGACCGCTTGCATCTTGCGTCTCTGTAGCTTGCTGAATCGTGCAACGATGTCGCATCGCGCCGACTCGATGTCTTGATGGTCGTCCTGATCCGCTCATGGGTAGCTAGCCCTCATGAATCGACGTACCAGCATCTCGTATGGTCGCATCGTTTGCAGAGCATCGGACATAACCATGTCGCGATTCTCAAAGTAATTAGCAACTAGCATCAGGATAGCCGCCCTAGCTGCTTCAGGCACGCTTTGCCCGTCTTGCGAGTGTCCCGCCTTGTAGGTGACTTGCCAAGCGTCCCAACGACTGGCCGACACAGGCAAAGTGACCAAGTACGCAAGCCTGATCTGATCGACATGCAACTGATACTGATTTGACGCCCAAGTTTGTAGCGTGTTGTTGCCGTCGTAGTATTGGATCGAGGTGATCGAATGAATCGGAGTCTTGAGCAGCTTGAACCCGTCGAAGATCGAAGCGACACGCAGGCGAAGCGTTTGGAAGCAAGTCACGCTGTCGGTATCGTGCTCCCACTGCTCCCTAGCCGCTCCGATCAACGCTGATAGGTGCGTATCGTGGCTAGTGTCGCTGCTTGCGATTTCGAGTTGTTTTTTCGCCTCGCTGAGCGTCACCGGCTCGGCTGTCGGCTTTGTCACTACTTCCGCTATCAATCGCACTTGCGAAACCT